TGCCATGCGTACCGATGAACGAAGTGGCAAAAGAGAAGCTGCCGCATTACGTCATGAGCGCTACTGCTGAAATCGGACGTGTTGCTGCCGGTGCCGTATCGGGTGATGTGAAAACCACCGCAGGCCGCCGCGATGTTATCAGCAGCATTAACTCTGTTACTCGTCTGATGGCACTGGCTGCCGTTTCGATGCAGGCGCGTTTACAGGCTAACCCAGCGATGGCAAGCGCGGTGGATACCGTGACGGGCCTCGGCGCTTCGTTCGGTCTGATCTGAGGTGGTTATGCTGACTAAAGAACCATCTTTCGCGTCACTTCTCATAAAGCAAAGCCCGGCAATGCACTACGGTCACGGCTGGATCATGGGGAAGGATGGCAAACGCTGGCACCCGTGCCGCTCTCAGGATGAACTGCTGGCTGACCTGTCCACAACCAAACAGGGGAAATCATGGCTATTGAAGGCGCTACGGCGACTGTTCCATTAAGCCCCGGTGAACGCCTGGACGGACTGAACCATATTGCGGAATTGAGGGCTAAAGTGTTTGGTCTGAATATTGAGCCGGAGCTTGAAAGGTTTATTAAAGATATGCGCGATCCACGCGACGTAAATAATAAACAGAATGAGCGGGCACTGGCAGCCATTTTTTATATGGCAAAAATTCCGGCAGAACGTCACGGCGTCAATATTAGTGATCTGACTACTGACGAAAAGCGGGAACTGGTGAAAGCAATGAATCATTTTCGTGCAGTGGTGAGCTTATTTCCCAAACGGCTAACCATGCCGAATTAATCAACAACAGAAATTAATGGCGTAAACCCGCCGGGCTTCTTATTGCCCAAATTCAGGAGAAACAACTATGCGAAATATTGAAACCCGTACCACTAAAGCCGGACCAGATGATGCTGGACTCAACCTGCTGCTGACTGAGGCACGCAAAGAAGAACGACGGGGACGCGCAGATGTGATGGCTGCACGTCTGGATTCTTTAGCTGCTCGTATCGTGTCACGCCAGCTTAACCACACGGAAGCGGCTGAGCTGCTGCGTCAGGAAGCGGTGAAGATTCAGAACGAAGCGCAGGAGATCCACTGATGGCTGATTCAATGGACCTTGTACAGCAGCGCGTTGAAGAAGAACGCCAGCGCCACATCCACACCGCCCGCAATAAAACACCGGGCGTTTCCCGTGTTCTCTGCATTGATTGCGATGCGCCGATCCCGCCAGCTCGCCGCCGAGCCATTCCGGGCGTGCAGTGCTGCGTCACCTGTCAGGAAATTTCAGAGCTTAAAGGCAAACACTACAACGGAGGTGTTGTATGAGCACTATCCTGAAATGGGCGGGAAATAAAACCGCCATCATGCCGGAACTGATTAAGCACCTTCCTGCTGGCCCGCGACTGGTTGAACCTTTCGCGGGTTCATGCGCTGTAATGATGGCGACAGACTATCCTCATTATCTTGTCGCGGATATTAATCCAGACCTGATAAATCTTTATAAGCATATTGCATTTGACTGCGATAAATTCATTTCAAATGCAAAAGGATTCTTTGCCAGCATAAATAGCGCAGAGTCTTATTACAACATCCGTCAGGATTTTAATCATTCTGCTGAAACCACCGATTTCTGGAAAGCTGTATTTTTCCTTTATCTTAATCGCCATGGTTATCGTGGGTTGTGCCGCTATAATTTGAGCGGTCATTTTAATGTCCCTTACGGTAATTATAAAAATCCGTATTTCCCTGAAAGTGAAATACGCGCTTTTGCAGAAAAGGCTCAACGTGCAACGTTTATCTGTGCCAGCTATGACGAAACGCTGGCGCTGCTGCAGGCTGGTGATGTTGTTTATTGTGATCCGCCATACGATGGCACATTTAGCGGTTATCACACTGCCGGTTTTACAGAGGACGATCAGTATCATCTGGCATCTATTCTTGAGCGCCGGTCATCAGAAGGTCATCCGGTTATTGTGTCCAACAGCGACACGTCCCTGACTCGTTCGCTTTATCGTGACTTTACTCGTCATCGCATCACTGCAAAGCGCAGCATGGGTGTGGCTGCGGGTGATGGTAAATCTGCTTCAGAAATCATAGCCACGAAGTCAGTGTGCTGGTTCGGTGCTGATTTTGCCAGAGGTCCAGACCGTACCGTTGAGGTGCGCGTATGAATGCCATCGATCCGCGCTGTTTCGCAGCCAGCACCATCAATACCATCAGTATTTCAGGCGGCAAAGATAGTCTTGCACAGTGGCTAAGAGCTATTGAAAACGATGTTCCGCATATTTCTGTCTTTGCTGATACGGGCCATGAACATCCCCAGACGATGGATTATCTGGATTATCTGGAATCAAAGCTGGGCAAGGTTATCCGCGTTAAAGCTGATTTCACGCGCCAGATAGAAGGAAAACGTAAATTCATTGCTGAGAAGTGGCCCGTTTCTCTGGTTCAGGAATGCGGTATGTCGCCAGATGAGGCCGCAGAACGTATCCATCGGGCACTGGAAATTCTTAAACCAACCGGCAATCCGTTTCTTGATTTATGCATGTGGAAAGGGCGTTTTCCTTCAACAAAGGTCCGTTTCTGCACGTTTGAGCTGAAACATGAGCCGGTGCGGACGCAGGTGATCGTCCCGGCTCTGGACGAATACGACGAGGTGATTAGCTGGCAGGGCGTCCGGGCACAGGAATCACCGGCGCGTGCGCTGTTACCTGAGTGGGAGGAAGATGCAGACGATACTCCGGGTTTGCATGTCTATCGTCCGATCCTCAACTGGTTGCATGAGGATGTATTCGCCATTGCCAAACGCCATGGCATCAAGCCCAACCCACTTTATCTGCAGGGCTGCAGCCGTGTCGGTTGTATGCCATGTATTCATGCCCGCAAGTCCGAGCTTGCAGAGATTTTCCAGCGCTGGCCCGAAGAAATCAGCCGTGTGGCTGAATGGGAAAGAATGGTTGCGGAATGTTCACGTCGCGGCAATTCAACATTCTTTCCGTCCACACATGACCCGCGCCGGGCTGAAAAACGTATTGAGGTTATCACCGTTGATGCTTATGGCATTGAGTCTTACCGCGACTGGGCTTTAACCACTCGCGGCGGTGCGCAGTTCGATCTGCTGGCTGGCATGAACGATAAGGCAGTGTGCAGCAGTGTTTATGCCGGAGTCTGCGAGTGACGGAAATCAGTACAGGCCGCTTCGTCGCCCCCTTTGTTACTAAAACTCCCGGTAGCGTTGAAAATGCTGCCGGGCCTTATTCGTGGAATTTGCCCAAGAAAGCAGTTAACCCCTATCTGGACCCGGCGGAAGTTGCGCCGGAGTCCGCGCTTTCAAACCTGATCGCTCTTTACGCTGCGGATAACGAGCAGGAACAGCTGCGCCGTGAGGCGCTGAGTGATGAGGTCTGGGAACGCTATTTCTTCAATGAATCCCGTGATCCTGTCCAGCGTGAAATGGAGCAGGACCGGCTGATTAGCCACGCCAAAATGGCGCGCGAGCAGCAGCGTTTTAATCCCGATCTGGTCATTCTGGCTGACGTTAACGCCATGCCGTCCCATATCAGCAAGCCTCTGCTGGAGCGGATTAAATATTTCCATAGTCTGGGCAGAGCAAAAGCCTGGTCCCGCTACCTGCGCGAAACCATCAGGCCGTGTCTTGAGCGTCTGGAGCGCGTGCGTGACAGTCAGGTGTCTGCCTCTTTCCGGTTCATGGCGAGTCATGGCGGGCTGGAGGGGCTGCTGGTACTGCCTGAAATGAATCAGGATCAGGTCAAGCGCCTTTCCACGCTGGTTGCGGCACATATGAGCATGTGTCTCGATGCGGCCTGCGGTGATCTGTTTGTCAGCGATGATGTAAAACCAGAAGAAATCCGTCAGGCATGGGAAAGGGTTGCTGCAGAAGCCATGCGTCTTGAGGTCATCCCGCCAGCGTTTGAGCAGCTACGCCGCAAAAAGCACCGCCGCAAGCCGGTGCCTTATGAACTGATCCCGGCGTCGCTGGCTCGTATGCTGTGCGCGGACTGGTGGTATCGAAAATTGTGGCAGATGCGCTGCGAGTGGCGGGAGGAACAGCTGCGTGCTGTCTGCCTGGTCAACAAAAAAGCGTCCCCGTATGTCAGCTATGAAGCCGTGATCCACAAACGCGAGCAGCGCCGCAAATCGCTGGAGTTCTTCCGCTCTCATGAACTGGTTAACGAAGACGGTGACACGCTGGACATGGAAGACGTGGTGAACTCCAGCAACAGCAACCCGGCACACCGCCGTAATGAAATGATGGCCTGTGTTAAGGGACTGGAGCTGATAGCGGAAATGCGCGGAGACTGCGCAGTGTTCTATACCATCACCTGCCCGTCACGATTCCACGCAACGCTCAACAACGGCAGACCTAATCCGAAGTGGACCAGCGCTACCGTCCGGCAGAGCAGTGACTATCTGGTTGATACGTTCGCCGCTTTCCGCAAGGCTATGCACAAGGCCGGGCTGCGCTGGTATGGCGTCCGCGTGGCAGAGCCGCACCATGATGGCACCGTGCACTGGCATCTTCTGTGCTTCATGCGCAAAAAAGACCGCCGTTCCATCACTGCGATGCTGCGCAAGTTTGCCATTCGTGAAGACCGCGAGGAGCTGGGCACCAATACCGGGCCGCGTTTCAAGTCCGAGCTAATCAACCCGCGCAAGGGTACACCGACCAGCTACATCGCCAAATACATCAGCAAGAATATCGACGGGCGCGGGCTGGCT